AATCCTTGTCGCGAATGCCATTCAGCAGCTGATCAGTATGCCGCTGTACCAACTCACACTTATGTTCATGTTCTTCTATGTGTCGAAGGTTCTCGTCGCGGTCTTCAGTTTTCTTTTCAATCTCAGCATCAGCATTCTTCTTAGCATCTTCTATGAACTTCTTCTGTAGTTGAAGTTGCTGACTGATGCCTTCTAGAGCTGTCTTGTTTTCTACGCTTTCCAACTTGATCTGCGATAAGTTATCTTTGACGACTGAGTTCATCGAAGAAAAGATCTGTATGTCGAGGAGGTCTTCGATAATCGCTCTACGATCAGAAGCTGACAACTTCATGAATGGAACGAAAGAAGAACTGCCTAGTATGACGATCTGAGTGAACGCCTTGTAGTTGAACTTCAGAATAGAAGTTTCAAGATAACTCTGGTAGTCTTTCGTTGCTGCGTCTTGATCGATCAACTCACCATCAAGATACATCTCAAACACGTTCGGTTTGATTCCGCGTCGTATCTTGTACTTCTTAGTTTGAATGGAGAACTCAAGTTCAACAAGGCAATCTTTCCCGTTGATTGAGTTGATTAGAAGAGGCTTGTTGATGTTACGAAAAGACTTGCCGAACAGAGAGAACGTCAGCGCATCAAGAACCGTTGATTTGCCTGAACCGTTCTTACCAACAATCAGCGCGCTCTTGTGCTTGTTGAGTTGGATCTGATTCCAGCTGTTGCCAGTGGAAAGAAAGTTTTTCCACCGAACTGTCTCGAAAACAATTTGAGCCATGTTACCTCATTGTCTAACGTGTGCTTCAACATACACTTCGCGCATGTATGTCTTGAGCTTTTCTTTGTCGAGATCAATTTGCAAACTATCAACATATTTAGAAAGCGTGGTCATAGTATCGTCAGCCTGATCAATCACATCTTCGTCTGAGATCTGCGTGTAATCAGTGAAGTCTTCAACCACAGAAACATCATATGGTTGACTCTTATACAATTTATCCATGAACACATCAAACAGATAAGGGTCAATCTTTTTAGCGACAATCACTTTCACTATCGTGTTAGTGTACTTGCTAAAGTTCTTGCTCTTAACTGTATCGACAGTTTCATGGTCGTCATTGTAAACAACCTTATGGAACATTTTAAATGGATTTTCGATGAAAGTCAACTCTCTTGTTTCTGTATCGAAGATATGGAATCCACGTTTGTCGTTGTAGTCTGACCAAGTCATTTCCCCTGGCGTTCCAACATAGTGTATGTTTCCAGAACTAGACTTGTGATGAAAGTGCCCAGAAAGAACAACATCATACTTGGCTAGAACGCTTCTGTCCATTCCCTCATGACAAATGTTTCCGCGATCCATCTCGAAACCAGCAAGCTCAAAGTGCCCCATGCAAATTTGAGAATTGCTGTTGAGAATAAACGCCATAACTTGTTGTTCGTTCTCTTCGCAAATCCATGGAATCAAGTCAACATCAACACCATCAAAAGTCATTGTCTCTGGATATGTGATGACATGAATGTTTTGATATTCACGAAGCGTCAGCTCGATGGAGTTTACCTTCAACGTGTTCTTAAAGAAGATGTCATGGTTGCCAACTAACGTTGTAAGTTGGATGTTATTAAACTCAAGCATATCAAAGAAGTATTGCTTGGACAGATACAGAGTATTGTAGTTAACATACTTCCGTCGATCGAACAAATCACCGAGCTGAATGATTTTTCTTATTCCCATTTCACGAAGAGTCGGTAATAATGTTTCCTGATAGAACTTCTTGTAGTAATTGTGGAAATGAAGCGAATCATTCCTCATGCCAAAATGTGTGTCTCCAACAATTGCTATCTTCATTTACGCCTCATTCGTTGTAGGAAGAGCTTTCCCATCAAAGTCTACAGTAGAATGTAGAAGTTGGTTGTCGAGGCGGAATCCTCCAATATTGTGATTTCTTACGAGATATTTTTTTCGTACAATATTCTCATCGACATACTCCACCAACACCACGCTGTTTGTTACTTTATCCCAAGCGTAATCTCCAACCTTAAACATCTGTTTCTCCTCCAACGTCAAAAGCTACAGGATCTTCCTCGTCGAACAATAATTCTAACTTAGTTTTCTTCGCTTTACTACTCTTCAATTTGTTTTTTCTATTCGTTTCTTCATAGTTATCTATGAACTCTGAAATGTTCTCATACATCTCAAACTGTGCAGAAACCATTCCATTTTCTTCAAGATCGCTCTTTTCGTTGTCGTCTAGAACTCCGAACTGTTCATAAGACTTATATTTTACATAGAGCTGTTTCTTTTCTTTTTGAATTCGACGAAGAAACGCATAATAGATGATCTGAGTAAAGTATGCAAACGGATTGCTTGATTTGTCTGGATCGAAGTTATGAAAGTACATAATGCAGTTTTCGATAGCATCGCCAATCATCTCATCCTTAAATGTATAAGCATAGAAGTTTGGTTTGTTAGCAAGGTTCTTTGCGATCAACATCAAACACGTTGCCATGTAATCTGGGATCTTTGGAATCGGTTTGTTCTCTGCTCGACATTCAGCGCAGATAGCCCTATAGTTTTTGATAGCCTGCAGGAACTCGGCGTTATCTACATAATGATTTTTAGCAACTTTCATTTCGGTTCCTCCGGAGTCTTAGGTTCTTTCTTCTTGATTCCAAGAGAGAATACGTTCTCGCCGATTTTCTCTGGTTTTCTTTCCTCTTCTTCATCCGCATCATAATCTGACATGTCATCTTTCATGTCTTCGATTGCTTGCAAATAGTGCGGAATAAATGTCGGAGAAACCTCGGAGTACATGATCATGTCTTCAATGTAAACCTCAGTGGAATGACTTTTTACTACACCGACTGGGAGCCATGGTTGCATGTAGAGAATTTTTCTAGGAGGATCAACTTCTGTATCAAATATAGCATGAATTGCCATAGGTTTAGTGAGATAAAAGTCACCAATCTGATCTCCATCATCTTCCAGAATTGACGCTTCTGAAATGACTTCTTCGCCTGATTTGAACTTCATGTATAGAACATACGGCTTCTCGTCACTCATACTTCAACTCCACTTTACTGTTTGATATTTTGAATTTTTCTTCGTTGTAGATTTTAACTCGTTCGACATAATGTTTCATACTAAAATTTATTCTATCCTTATGTCGTAAATCGTCAACCAAGTCATAGATGACTGCGTTGGTTTTGTTTTCGCTTAGACGCAATCCTCTTCCTATTGACTGGAGAATCTTAATCTTCGACTTACCAATATGAGCGAAGATCACGTTGTGTAGGTTCTTTATATTCACGCCAGTTGAGAATGTACCCAAACTTGCAACTATTATAGCGTCATTCTCTTTCTCAGTCAAGTGCCTTATTGTTTCTCTGTCTTCAGCATCAACACCACCATGAACGAAGAAAACTTTTCTTCCCTGAGCTTTTTCGGCTATCAGATCATGAATTATTTGACCATGCTTCTCGACATAGTTGAAGAGAACCAACGTGTTCTTTTCCATTGACAACGCAAGATCTCTAACATATTCGTTGCGTGCAGTGTTACTCACAATAAAATCAACTTCCTGTTGATAATCCATGTTGAACGCATTCTTTTTGGCATGTTCTGGATGAGATAAGACGAGGCACTTGATTTGAAGCTGCGCAATTTGCCCTCTGTCCATTAACTCTTTAGTAGAGATGGCTCTGTAAGTTGGACCGAAGTGACCTTCGATTGATAGAAGATTCACTTGCGTATCTTTTACAGTTCCAGTCATTCCGATACGGAACCTTGCATTATGCATGTTGTTCATTATGTAAGACAGAGACTTCGCCTTGAATGTATGAGCCTCATCGCCGATTATAAAATCGAACGGAGCGAAATACTTTGTTGGAAAATCCTGTAGACTTTGCCAAGTTGAAATTACAAGAGGCTTCGATATGTTCTTGTCGAATCCAGCATATACTCTCTGGCAATACTTTTCAGCGTTCCAGCCATATTGCTCGAAGTCGCCATACATCTGTTCGACTAGAGAAACAGTAGGAACTATCAGTATGCCTTGTTTACATTCAAACTGAAGAAGAAACCTTGCGAGCAAATATGCAACGAGTGATTTGCCTGATGCTGTTGGAGAAAGTATTAGTCTTCTGTTGGATCGAATGGCAGTAGCAAACGCAGCAAGCTGATAGTCTCTTGGCTCCATTGGTAGCTTAAGAGAATTAGCAAAGAACTCAGCATCCTTTAGCGTGAAGTTCGTTTCTTTGTTCGTTGTATTGAGGCAAGTATATCCTTTATCTCTGGCTATCTTACAGATGTAAAACGCAAGACCATGAGGTAGCTGCATATTCTTCTTGTTGAGCAGCCGTATCTTACCATCCCAGACTTTCCGCTTATACATCGGAGAGAACTTGTAATCGTCGGCATAGAAAGTGAAGAACTCTGCCAGCTCATGAAGAATGCCAGGTTCACATTGAATTCGTACAAACGCT